CTGATGCTTTATGATATATTTATCAATTTCAGATTCAGCATTTGCAGCAGCCTCGCCAAGGAGTGTACCTGATGGTCTGTGTAGTCCAGTATCAATTTTCAGTTCACCCCAAAAATATGTTTTGTCAATAAGTGGTTGCATGTTTAATGTTTTAAAAAAGGGATACCGAAACTATCAGTATCCCTTCATTCGGTTGTTTTACTTAATTTTTTAATTCTCTCCACGGGTGAACATTTATCAGATCACAGTGGAATTTATCTGTATCTTTATGGTGTGAAATCCCATCAACAGGATTAAGGGCTTTTAACCAACCCCTTTGGTGCTCTGCAACTATCGTTCTTATACCACGCATGTCCATAGACTGGGCAAAATGAATATCGGAAACGTTAGTATGCTTCATTTCCATTATATCGTATTTAGGGAAGATTGTGTCTGCATGAAAAAACATGACACCAGTACCGATTATATGGCATTCCGTATCTTTTCCCACATCTTGCTGAAAAGAACAGTTTTTTACCATGTCTTTTGAAGAACGGTAAGTTTTTATTGGAAGTTTAGTAATTCGACCATGATATGAAAAAATACATTCACGGTTATACTCCTCTATTTTGGCAATGCTTTTTTCAACGTAATCAGCAGGATAAACAATGTCATCATCAACGGTAAAAATATAACCCTCCCATTCAAATGCGAAAGCAAACTTGCCGGCACAACCAATATCAATACCTAAAACATCCTTACCCCAATATAATTCTACCTTTTCATGGTAGCATGCTTGCGGTAATTCCATTTCACCATTAACCCAAATAACCAATTTATCAACCTGTGGCAAAAGCGATTCTACCGCCTCTGCAATTATCAACTCCCTTGTTGGAAAAGTAGCCATATAGGCTGTTACTTTTTCTTTTTTCTGTACGCCGACACTGATTCCTCCATTATTTTGTTTGTCAACCTTAATGCTTTTTGCGTCGGATGACTTTTCACGTTTAGCTGGTCTGCCACGTTTTGGCTGTTTACTGGTATTGCCCATTTTAATGATATTAATTTATTAGCCGTTATATCTTCCCTTTCAATCCTCGTACCCTTTCGGATACGAGGATGATTTGTTGTTATAAGTTCCATCAAGACTGTGTAGTTAAGTTGTCAAGTTCAGTGTCAATGTCTGCAACATAGATAAGACCTTTAATGTCTTCATCTTCAACAAGTAATTGAGCACGTAATCTTACATGCATTTTCCATGCATCTTTAGATGCTATTCTCTCAAATTCAAGCTCAGGGCTTTGTTTCATCCACAGCTGAATAACACTAATATCACCTACAATCATTTCGGAAGCACCAATACCAGTATTAGTGATAACCCGATGACCCCCCATTACCAATTCTCCAGTGATAAGCTGATTAATAACATACTGACCTGTAGAATCTTTTGTCCTGCGAAGTCTGTTTGCTGTACGCGGATTCATCCACACGGTATTTGTTTTGTATAGGCTTAATTCTGCCTGTGTTGCACAAGCATCAACAAGGTCTGATACGTTAGGAGACACAACACTATCAACTTTTGTATAATCAAAAGCAGTCATGTTCCCATTTTTAAGACCCCAAATATGAGTAGGAGCCTCTGCATCACCATCCCCTGAAAGAATTTCGGTATCAAGTTTTAATTCCAAAGATTCATTCAATTTAGCTTGTGCACGTTGCGCAAATTGAGGAAGGTCTGCAAATGTTTCAGAAGTAATAACCTGGAAACCTCCAAGTTTAGCCATTGCCCGTGTCTTTTCAATTGCAGTAGCAGCGTTACCGTCTGCAACAACATCATATTCACCAACATATCCAACGTTAGAAGTATATGATGCAGGATTCCACATCAACAAAGATTTACCAGCAGCAACAGTGCCTGTAGTGATTCCCTGACGTAAGAAAGCCAATGGGCGAACACGGGGGAAACGAGCTTCTGATACTGACTGAGTGCGTCCTATAGTCCCTGTCTGTGATGTAGTTGTAATTTGGTTGTCTGCTTTCAACTCAAATTCTTCTCCTGTAACCTTTTTTAAATCCGCAAGTGATTTAATCTCTTTTTCTTGGAAAAAATCAAGAATAGCATCAGCAACAGATTTTGTTTCAATTGCGACAACATTTTTGTTTTTTTCAGCTTCAAGGGTTAATAATGCGTTCTTTAACTCCAAGATTTGATTATCGTAATTTTTAACCTCGATAGCTTCTAACGCCGCCATTTTCTGTTCCAATTGTTCGATAGTCTGATTTTTAGCTTCAATGGCATCAACCATTTCATTATGCTGATTGGCAAATTCCAAATCTGCCCCTTCAAGCCCTTTTGTTTCAAGTTTTTTCATTGTTTTTATGTGTTTATGAATTTATATTTTGATAAATTAAGTCCTCTTTTTTCTATCGGCTTTTTTTCTTCAAGTGGCTCTGCCGGCTCAATGTCAAAAAGTGATTTTAATTGAAGGAGCTTATATTTTTTTTCTTCGTTTTTTTCTGTATTAATAAGCGAATCAATTGTTTTTAACGCATTTTCAATTGACTTTATATCTGTTATTTTTGCATTTTCATCACGAGAAACTGTAACTACCGATATTTCATATAATTTAATTTCAATAAGATGTCTGATATACGTTCCATCTTCTTTCTTTTCCCATTTTGAATTTATTGTACTAAATCCAATTGAAAATTCGGTATATATTTCTTCCCTTATTTTTGTTTTTAACTCATCTTCTGCATCAGAAATTCTAACTTTTACAAAAAGACCGTTATCGTCCTCTTTTAATTCGATTATTTTACCCTTCGCATCATCAAGAAAATGATTTTTACAAAAAGCGATCCTGTTTTTTCGCTCAGATAGTGTTTTTTTAAAAGCACCTGGTTCAATCGTGTCGCTCGCTAAAACATAATCTCTAATATCAGGATACCACGTTAGTTGTTTTGCATCTTCATTGCCAAATGTTGCTGCATACCCCTCTATAAACATTTCATTTGTTGCCGAATCGACAACAGCAGCTTTCATTTCAAAGCTTTTGTATTCTATTTTTTTCATTCTAAATCGAGTTTAATTCGTGCTTCGCTATTTGAAATCACTGGTTTATTTTCTATCAATGTGTTACTTAACGTTGAAATGGCACTAGCCATTTGTTGAAATGCTATACCTTCTTCTTTTCTGCCCTGCTGATAAAATTCCAAATGTGAATAATCGGCTTTTAATTCAAATGGTAAACTAATCTCTCCGACCATCTGTAACCATTCGCTGAAAAAATACTCCGCCGTCGGTATAGCTCCGTTTGTATATAAATTTTTGATAGCTTCGGTCATATTCTTATACCGTGAGCTTTCAATGTCAAGTAGTGGAGCTGGAATATCAAAGGCAGAACCAATAGCTTTTTTACATTCAATAATAATTTCAGTAAATTGCATTTCAGACATTTTTGCAGTTAATGAATTTACTTTTGCATCAGTTGAAAGCACTACATTTTTACTTTGCCCCCTGCGAAGTCCAAATCTTTCAGATAAACGCTTTAAAAGAGATTCTTTTTCAGACTTAAGCGACGAAAGAGCCATCATGCCAGCATCTTTTACACCCATTGAAATAAGGTTTAAAGCCCCTCTATTGGCATACATTTCTGTTAGAGCTTCCCATATAACTACATAAGTTGAAATAACCTCTGAAAGCGATTGAAAACGAGAACCACCAAACATATGACCGTCTTTATCCGGTGCAAGCGAAATATCATAAAACACATGAACCTCATCATTTGTATATGAATATGAATTTGTACCATCATTAACTAAGTATCTGTCAACAACACGTTCATATAGAGAATCTGTTTTTAAAGCAAATTGCTCTGTAACATACTCAAACGGAATTATATAATAATTGTATTCTTTGAATAGTCGAGAATATTCTTTGTGAACATACGCTTTTCCATGTAGCTTGCATTGTGCATCAAGTTTTTTAAAAAATCGCTTAAAATCCTCTTTTGGATTTGGGCGCATCAGCTTAGCTATAATTCGCCTTGCTTGTGGTGTAATAACCTGTTTTCCATTTTCATCTAATGCCCAAACTTTAAGATTTGCAATTGCAGCAGACGATTTACCAATAACGGTACGGACAACATCGCATTTTTTGTATGCTTTTAATCTTCCAGATACAGTAGAACAGTCTATGAAATAATCACTATTATAAAAATCAGAACTCAACAATGCCTTAGCTGTATCAGTAAGACCGATTATTCCTTCATGTGATGTATCTACTACGTTAATTGCCATATATAGTAATTATTTACATTGCAAATTTATAGTTTTTTTTTATATTATTATGCTAAATATAGCAATTAACTATATTTAACATTAAATCCAATAGAAAAAATGGATAAAACCATACCTTGCCCCATCCCAGATGTGGCAAAATTTACTTTCAGGATCAGGTTCGTTGATGAAATTACCGTTTATCTTTTTGTGCAGGTAGTTTTGTTGTTCTTTTCGCATTTCTGGCGTGTCAACCAAATGTAACTTGAACTTTTTCATCAAAGAAACACCCGCAATAATACTTTTTTTGTTTACTTTAAAGAAGTTCCAATTTAGCCCCTGTGATGAAGCTATCATGTTTAACCCATCAACAAAGCTTTCCGTTCCATATTTATCCTGCGATTCGCATGCTATCCATATTTCATCAGTATATGAACCTTCATTTTTGCGCCTTTCAATTTCTTTTTCAATCTGTGGCTTTATCACGTAAAAGCATATTTCAGGCGTTGC